GCCAATACGTTCAAGGCTCCGACAGGACTCAAGGCTCACAGGGAGGGAACGGCCGGCAAGCTTACATGGAAGGCCGTTGCCGATCTCCCCGGACACCCGGTAACCGGCTACCATGTCGTGGTCTACGACCTCCCTCCCGTCCTGAAGAATGGGCACTGGACGGTAGTGCGGCAGGTCTCGACTTCCTCGCCTGTCCTTGAGGCTACGGTCTTCGGTCTGGAGATCGGGAAGCCTTACCAGGTTCACGTATGGGCGCTGGGATCTCCGGTGAGCAGTGACAAGAACTTCGCTTCCGTCAACTTCGGGCCTGGCTAAACCGGCCGTCCGAAACTTCAACGCAAGATAGGAAATCATGACAACCATAACCATTCCGGCCCCTAACCTGAGCGGGGTACTGAACCTCATCAAGACAGAGCCTGCCGTCATCATGATGGGTGTTAACGCAGGGGTAGCTCTCGGCGTATCCTGGGGACTTCACCTGAGTACCGATCAGATGGGGGCCGTTACGATCATCGCTACGGCAGTCCTGTCGATCATCACGGCTCTCCTGGCCCGGCCCGTGTCGACTCCCGTCATCAAGGGCGCTGTCACTTCGGTCCTTATCGCTCTCGGCGCGTTCCATCTCCACCTCGCTCCGTCTGCCATTGGGACCACTGTTACCGCGCTGAGCATCGTGCTCGGTCTCCTGTTCAGGCAGAACCTGACTCCGGTAGCCTCAACCACCGGGACCGTCCCTGCTCCTGCTACGGTCGTTGTCGACCCTGTTACTGGAGGCGTTGTCTGATGACATTCTCTGTCAGCAATACTCCTATACCTGCCAACCATACCAGTGATCTCATCAGGGTAACCTACCACTACGGAAACCGAATATATCAGGAGGTTTGACATGACAACTCCGAACGGTCCAGTATTCACCGCCAATTTCTGGCTGGTGATCATCGCTCTCGCCGTCGTGGCGATAGCAGTAGTTCAGGTCCTGGCGTATACGAATAGCTGAACGCAGGCCTGTTCGGCCGCCACCGCTACCCGAGGGAGCGGTGGCGGTTTAAATTTCACCTAGATTAAGGTTAGGGGCACTACTCGATAGGGTATAGTCTAGTTAGGAGCTAACCTAGCCCAAAGGGGAGAAATGACAAAGCAAGAAGTAGCAGAACTGCTTGCCGGTAATGACGTAGGCCAACCGTACAAGACGCCATACATAAAATTCTTGATGAGGAAGAAGCTTCCCGATCTTGTCTCGATGCTCGATGAGGCGACACGTCCGCGTACGGTCAGGGATATGATGGAGGGAAGGTTATGGCAGGACTAGAGTCAATCCTACGGCGTGTTCGCTCTATGATCGATAGGGCTGAGCATCCAGGCACGCCTCCTGAAGAGGCCGAGATTGCCAGAAGAATGGCAGACAAGATGATGCTGGAATACTCCATAGAGGAGGCCCAGCTCAACGAATCCCGGCCCGCCGCCGCCCAGGTACGACCGGGCATGACCGAGATCGAGATCTGCGAATGCGGCTCTCCCTATGAGCGGCCAATCACCAGGCTAGTCCAGGTAGTCGCCCAGCATAGCCGGTGCCAGGTAATATTCAAGAACATCGGACTCAACCGGAATGATTTTCTTGGGACCCAATACTTCTCTCAGGTGAAGTGCAAGGTTTGCGTGTTCGGGTTCGAAGCAGACCGAGAGTACTTCAACCTGCTGTTCACTGTTCTCCACCTCCACATGGCATCAGGCTTCGACCCAAAGCCTGACAGGTCCCTTACGGACGGAGAGAACGCCTACATTCTCCATAACGCCGGGCTAAACTGGCGGCAGATGGCCCGCGAGTTTCACCCTTGGCACAAAATGGGATGGGACGGCAATCATGATGAGCCTAACTGGGGCAAGTACGGAAACTACTGGCGCACTCAGTACAACACCGAAGTAAAGAAGCGTGGTGAACCGCCTGTCTCCCTCCCGAAGTTCAGCGATTCACCTGAGAAGCTCATTGCTTACCGGTACAACTTCGCTCAGTCATACGTAGTGACTATCGACCAAAGGCTAGAGGAGATACGTAATGTCCGTCCCAAGGGCGGCGAGCTTCTCCTGGCCAATGCCTTTGACAGGATAAATGAAGTCATCAACGAGACGTTCCCAAGACTCAAAGCAACTACGTATCAATCAGAGCCGGTAGGGTTTAGCGCGGCTGCTTGGAGGGCAGGAGGTGTCCACGGCTCTCGCGCAGACCTCAACACCTCCACCCGTATGTCCGGTAATTCCACACCGGAGCTAGGGTTACCGGCCCGGCCCTTCGGGTAGGATAGGGATAGGCCGAACGCGCGGCCTATAAAAATCAGTTCATACGCGTAAAGGGGAAGCAAGATGATTTGCGGAAAATGTTCGCAATCGCATGATACCGTAGCCGAGGTAAAGTCCTGCTATGGCATCACGACAAGTCTGAAGCCCGAGCCTGACCGTGGACGCGAAGGCAAGGAGTCCTGGATCGGCCCGACCGATAAGCAGTGGGATGCGTACCGGTCCCTTGCTGATCAGCTAGGCCGTCACGTTCACAACCAGGACCGCGATCTCTTCTCCATGGAGAAGATCAGCGACCTTATCGGCGAGATGCTGGTCGAGGTACGAACCAAGCCGCCGAAACAGGTAGCTAGTTCTTCTCTGCCTTCTATCCCTGAAGGCCGTTACGCAATCCCTAGCCTTACCGGTAACAACGACCTTGATTTCTTCAGGGTGGATTGTCCTACCGAGGGCAAGTGGAAAGGGTACCTGTTCGTTAACAGGGTCATCGGCGGCAAACCTGATGTTCCGGTAAGAGCGGGCGAGAAAGCCAAAGTTCTCAAGGCCATAGATGCCTACGGAATCACAGAGTCTCGCGTCCTGTTCGGGACAAATCTAGGTATATGCTGGAGGTGCGGTCGTCACTTGACCGACAAACTATCTCGTCAACTCGGTATAGGCCCGGACTGTCGGAGTAGGGAATCATGAAGTTCACAATAGAGGTGTCAGATAGACACGCAGAAAACGTACGGAGCAAGGCGGCATACCTGGAGAGTAACGGAGATGTCTGGCTAGTAGAGTACGGAGAAGAAGGCGGCATCCCTGTCCAATCAATCAACGAGGTTCCAAGTGAGTGATGTCCAGGCTACCAGGGATGGCCCTAACCTTCTAGTCAAGTTTCCTTACTCCGCAAATGACGTATCTCTAGTCAAGAAGGTTGGTGGCGGAAGGTGGAGCAAGACTGAAAAGATATGGAAGTTCCGCCTTAGCTGGGAAGCTTGCCTGGGACTCAGGGAAGTGTTCGGAGACCGGCTAGTGGTGATGCCTCCGCTAGTCGAGTGGGCGCGTGAAGAGAAGAGGCGAAGGGAGGAGCTTGAGGCAATTAGAGATGGCGCGACCGACATTATGCCTAGGTTCGTGAACCTTCCTAGGTTCGCCCCTCTCCTCTATAGCCGCCTCTCTAACAGGCCGTACCAGATGACAGGAGTTGCGTTCGCCCTAACGGGCGGGAACGTACTCCTAGGGGACCAGCCAGGGACTGGCAAGACGTACCAAGCCCTAGGAGCTGTGGTCGAATCAGGGGCCAAGAGGGTCCTAATCATATGCCCGCGGACGGCCGTCCGTACCGTCTGGGAATCTCATATCAACGAGCTGCTCCCCGGCTACGCCGTCCCATACGTAGCTCAAGGCTCAAGAGCAGAGCGCGAGAAGGTTATTGGCCAGTTCGACTCTTACTGGACGAGCGAACCGCGCATCCTCATAGTAAACCATGAGATGGTCCGGGTCAAGCGGATGTACCGTTGTATGGTCGGGATCGACTGCCGTACTCCCACTACGTTCATCCTCTCTGACCAGCCTGAGTTCAAGAGTGCGCCAGGCACTAAGGGAGGTTGCTACAGCGGAGCGCATAAGCACAGCACGAGGTTCTACCCTGAGTACGACCAATTGTTCGACTCTCCTTGGGACATGATCATCATGGATGAGTCCCACAAGTCGCTCGCCTCTACTTCTAACAAGCAGTCCAAGAACATAACACAGGTCAGGTTGGGGGCGGTACGGCTACCGCTCAAGCCCGGAGGAAACAAGCTAGCGGTATCGGCTACCCCGCATCGCTCAAAGGCGAACAAAGCCTGGGGAACCCTCAACTGGCTACAACCGGATGTGTTCTCTAGTTACTGGACGTGGGCCAAGAGATACTTCAATGTGGACGACAGCGGATACGGAGCTGTCGTTAGTGAAATACCTGATGACCCCGATAAGTTCAGGGATGCTATGCGTCCGTACATGATAGCCAGGACAAAGGCGGATGTCGCCCCTGACCTGCCGCCCATCCAGTACGCCGGGACAGCCCATCCTCTAAATCCAGACTCGGTAGGTGTTTGGCTGCCTCTAGACCCAGCTCAGGAGAAAGCATATAAGGACATGGTCAGCCTCGCTCAGACTACACTGGGAGGGAAGCAGCTTACCGCCGTCGGCGTCCTGGCAGAGATCACCAGGATGAAACAGTTCGCATGCTCGTCTCTCGGCCTCATAGACGGAGAATGGTATCCGTCTCCTCCGTCGAACAAGCTAGACTGGATCATGGAATTCCTTGAAGAAAGGGACGGATATGATGGCAAGGTAGTCATCGCTTCTCAGTTTACCCGTCTACTCCATATGGTCAATGATGCACTAAAGATCGGCGGCTACAAAAGTATGATGCTGACCGGGGAAACTTCTGACAAGGGGAGAGAGAATTTCGTCCGCAGGTTCCAGGACACTGATGACGATGCCAAGATCGGTCTGATCAATATGTTCGCTGGCGGAGAGTCTATTACCCTTGACGCGGCCGACGACATGATCCTTCTCGACCTTCCGTGGACAGACTCCCAGATAGAACAGGTAGAGTCTCGGATTCACCGGATCTCTAGAATTCACCAAGTCACCGTCTATCGTCTACTCAGCATCGGGACTATAGACGAGCAACTAGCAGTACTGACTCAAGAACAGCGCGAACTCATCAAGACCCTTACCCCAGAGGCAAGATCACTACTCAAGGAGATCATTCACCGTGTATGAATTCAGGAGCGAGGACACACCTCTTACTGAAGCCCAAATATGTCTAAGGAGTAGAGTTCTGGAGCACATAGAGAACTACCCTGAATCGTTCGACATGGCAGACTGGGAGAACACCGTGGCGGCATCATGTAAGACGACTAGGTGCATAGCCGGATGGGCAGAGTTCCTCTCCCGAGGAAGCGTAATGGCTGATGTGATGGCCCAAGAACATGATAAAGCGGGGATAGAACTTCTTGGGCTGACCATATCCGAATACCGTGAATCCGGAAAATTCCTGTTCTATACCACCAATGAAGAGGCTCTAGAGAGAATGAGGGATCTAGTGTATGGGCAGTCTAGAAGAAGCGATATGCCAATTCACGAAGGTGTACCGGCTCAGGATGCAGCTATCGATAGCGGAGAGTAAGCTGCGTTCTATGTCCGCCAACATCCCAAAGAGTGATCGTCCAAAGTACTTCCTAGAGACCGAGAAGATCAAAGAAGCTTTCGAGCAGGAGGGCCAGTAATGCATGCAACTGACAACAACGGACATACCGTCATATTCATGCCGCGAGATAGGGACAAAGCAGTAACCCAGCTCGCCGGTATCGGAGTGGTGCTCGCATCACGGGAGTGGGAGAGAGCCGCTCTCGTCTCGCTGCTGGTCGAGAGCAAGGGGAGGGGTCGACCTAAGAACGGAGTCAAGTTCGAGAAGTACAGCATAAGTGATTTCGCCCGTCTCGGCATATTCGGATTCCGTTCCGCCAATACCATATCCGCCTACCTGAAGATATGGGCTCTAGCCGGACTGCCCGCTCCGCAGCCCGGCGACAAAGTGGCTCTGCCTATCCAGGACTGGCCTGATATGAGCGAGATCTACGGCCGGGAGCCAAAGATCGATGACGGGGATGTCGACAAGGAGTTCGATGAGGATGAGGATGAGGAAGAAGAGGAATCGCAGCCGAGGCCATCGATCGGTAAACATGCAAAGCCAGCAGCCAAGGCCAAGGCAGATGATGTCCCTAAGCCTCCGCCGCCTCCTGGGCGTGACCCTATCGACGCCCTTCTCTCGGCCTTCAACCGCATCAGCCCTGAGGATGCAACTACGGGGGCGACCAAGGAACAGATCAAGCTCCTGTACAAATCTCTGGAATCCTGGCTAGAGGATCTCCGGGAACTGATCGAAAAAGAGACATAGACTGGTCGTTTACCTCCTCTCTCGGTCGGGTAGACTAAGAGATAGCGAAGGGAAGCCCCGCCGATAGGGCGCGCGGCGGCTGTGACTCGCTGAGGGGCTAGGCCGGGGTTTGATTCCCCTTTCACCGGCCTAGCCCCCGACTACTTGAAGGGGCAAGATGTCCAGAACAACGGATGAACTGCGGGCTCGCAATTGGGCCGTTAAGGGTTGGGCGTTCAAGGACCTGCCGGAAAAAGAGAACGAGGCCATTATCAAATTTCTTGATGGCGGCAAGTGCCCGGAAGGCTACGAGAAATTTTATGCTCTCTGCAGGAGACATCTTAAACTTCCTGAATTTAAGGACAAAGAATGCCCGATCTAAACGAGACTTCCTCAAAGGAAATCAGGGAACTTGCTGCCGATGTACGGCGCAACATAAGAGCCGCTGTCGACGACGGCGAAGCCGGGAAGCGCTCTGAGGCTTATGCCGCGGCCGAACGTGCTCAGCATTACGCCTTTGATCTCAAGCAGCTGTTCTCGTGACCGAGCCTCCGATTGTCAGGACAAGCGAACGCAAAGCTTGGAGACGTTGCCCCAAAGCTTGGCACTGGGGATGGGTCCAGGGATTGCGAAGTGGCCGCGCTCCAGAGACTGCGCTCTGGTTCGGGACCGGCGTGCACTTTGCCCTAGCCGAATGGCTTGACGGAGGATTCTACCGTGGGCCCCGGCCCTCGGAGACTTTCCGGAAGTGGGCTGGTGAAGAAGTCAGGGATATGAAAGTTCAGGCGGCCGGGTCTGAAGATGGTGTCGAGTTTGACATAGACAAGTATGTCGACGCTACGGCGCTAGGTGTGTCGCTCCTGGACCGGTACGTCGACCACTACGGAGAGGATGAGGACAAGGAAACTCTCGCGGTAGAGCAGACGTTTCAGGTAGAGATCACATCAGGTCAAAAGGGCCAGCAAAGAGTAATAGCAATATTCGTCGGTACTTTTGACGGAGTGTTTCTTGATCACTCTGACGGAGGAATCTACCTGTGGGAGCATAAAACCGCGAACAGGGTAGCTACGGCATTCCTGAGATTGGATGATCAAGCGGGCGGGTACTTCGCGGTATCCGATATCGTTCTTCACCATCAAGGCGTACTTGAGAAGAATGAGCATGTCGAGGGCGTCCTGTACAACTACCTCCGGAAGGCAGAGGAGGATGAGCGTCCCCGGAATGAAAAGGGCGAGTGCCTCAACCTTGACGGAAAGGTTTCAAAGCGCCAGCCGCAGCCGGTATTCCACCGTGAACTAATCGACCGGAACAGAAATGAAGTCGCCACTCAGATGCGGCGTCTACGTGATGAAGTAGAGATCATGAACGGAATGAGAGAGGGCCGCATCCCGATCATAAAGAACACCGCTTGGGACTGCCCGCGCTGTCAGTTCTTCGACATGTGCGTACTCGACGAGAAGAACCCCAGAGCAGCTCGTGAGTACCAAGCCCTGAACTACAACCAATATGACCCCTATAGCGATCACAGGAAGAGTGCGGGTGAGTTATGGAGGATGAGCTGTTCGAAGATGAAGATGAAATCATAGAGCCCACTGCGATCATAAGCCCATGGATTCCACGAGTTGATTGGGGCAAAGTTAAGATAATCATGGACGATAATAATGAATGATGAACAAGGAGATACCTCTCCTCTTCAGGATGCTACTGCGCAGCTTCATGAACTATTCATATCATACTGCGAGTCAGGCTTTACTGTCGAGCAATCTCTGTACATCGTTGCGGCTATCGCTGCTGGCGGGCCCAAATCCCCTAACGGGTAGGGTAGAGTAGGAAGTACGCCCCGCCGTTTAGAAAGGCCATCAATTGCCTCCAGCATCCCCAAAGCGCGGACAACGTCGCGCCCCCAGTTCTACGGCCACAAAGGCCGCTTCCGCCAACCCCAGGAAAGGCCGTCCGCAGATAGCTGTAGAGCTACAGGATCTAGCGGCCGCAAACCCGACTTGCTGTATCCTGATTCACGGGGATAACGGAGTAGGGAAGACCAGCCTCGCAGGAGGGGCTACATCTAGCGTGCGGGCCGGGCTGGTAGCTTTCTGCTCAACGGAACGCGGGGCGATCTCGGCGAAGCGTACCGGCTCCAAGGCGAAGTTCTGGCCGGCTCCTGACTGGGAAAATACCGAGGCCATGTTGGACTGGGCCGACGGGCATATGTTCCAAAATGACTGGCTCATCATGGACTCTGTCACCAAGATGCAAGTTCTCCAGCAGAGGTATATCCTCAAGGATGAACATGACATGCGAGGGTCCGATCTGGACACCATGCAACTACAGCACTGGCCCAAGTGGCAGACCATGTTCATGAGGTTCATCGACCGGATGGTCGACTCTAACTACAACAGCATCCTAGTTTGCTCGTCTATGGACGGGAATGACAAGGACGGCGAGCCGCAGATTGTCCCGGCTATCCTGGACACTAAGCGATCCAACAACGCCGCGTACGTCCGAGCACAGCCTGATGAGTGTTACTATCTAGGGATAGACACCCGTAAGGATGAGCCTGTCAGGAAGCTACTTACCCAAGCCGTCCCTCCCTGGTTCGCAAAGTCAAGGTATGACATTTTCGAGCGGACCATGGAAATTGAAGACGGAGATTTCGGCACTATGGGCTGGATCATAGACCAGCTCATGGCGGCGAGAGATGAAGCAGGACTCTAGAAAGGGAAGCAATGGGAAGACTTAAGATTTCCGATGATGAACTCAATGTCGAGGAACTCGATGTAGAGTGGTCGGATCAGGAGTACTCAAAATATGAGGGCGAGGTTCCTGAGACCGGCCATGTCCTTAACGGCTTGATTAAGAAGATGTGGTGGACGTACTCGTCCGACAACACACCGATGATCAAGGCCCTGTTCGAGGCCGATGAAACGGCCGGAGAATACGAGGGCTGCCCGATCTGGGAGAACCTGGTCCTCAAGCCGGCGTGCGCCTTCAGGTACGGTCCTTTCCTTGAGTTCTTCGGGATCACCTTGAAGGACGTCAAGAACAAGATGTACGTCTCCGAGACTGATGACAGCAACGGCGCGCCAATCGAGAAGATCGGCCTATTCGGGCCGGGCACCGATGATGCGTACTGCGCGGTCGCCGTCAAACGCTCCAAGTACAACGGCAACTGGAAGGCTGAGGTAGGCGAGTGGCTCGACTATGACGCCGACCGTGAGGAAGATGAACCTGAGGAGGAAGAGCCGCCTGCGCGCCCTACTCGTGCCACCGCTGGGAAGGCAGCACCTTCATCCAAGAATGGAGCTGCCTCCACAAAATCACGAGCCAGGGCCGCAGTAAAGGAAGAGGTTGAGGAAGAGGAGACCGAGGAAGAGACCGAAGAGGAGACCGAGGAAGAGGCTCCCGCTCCTAAGCGGCCGGTAGCTAGAAGGACTAGCGCGGCTAAGCCCGCCGCCGCTAAGGCTCCCGCTAAGGCCGCCCCCGCCACTCGGGGCCGCCGCGCGAAGCCCGCCGACGATGACATCCCCTTCTAGCTAGTCCTGAATGTGG